GTCAATCTTATGTAAAACCAGATCATTATTACCACTATTAAAAACAACACCAGTAACGGAATGGTCTACAACAGTCTCTGTGCCAAGAGAAATACCTGTAACATGACCATATTGGTCAAAAGATATATTCTGAACATAATCTCTACCACTATTACTTGTATTACCAAGAGCGTTGTCTATCACAGGATGATTTACTGGTTGATCCTGCCAAGACACAACACCGCTGCCGTCTGTAACTAATATCTGATCATCATTTCCGTCCGTATTAGGAAAAACAAACCCATTTGAGCCATTAATTTCTAATACGTCAAAAACGCCAGTTCCACTAGCAATTAAATTATTAATACCACTAATACTATTATCTGTTACGTCTACAGAACTAAATCCATTTATATCGTTGATATCATGATTGTGACTTTCAAGAGCAAGACCTGTAGCAGTAATTCTTTTAGATCCTGCAACATCTGTTATCTCAATACCACTACCAGATGTTAAATTAGCAGCTATTTTCCAAGAATCATTATCGTAGCTAGTAACAACACCACTCTCCCCAACTAATTCATTTAAAGAGAAAGTAAGAGTACCACTTCCATTAGAGCCATTATCATCATAAACTATATTTATACCAGAAACCTGTCGAATAAATCCTGTAGATGTATGATTTCCACTACCTACAATATCTTGAATAGTTTCTACTTGTTCTCTGTCTTGGAAATTTAAACTAGCATCCCCCGTATAACTAATAACTATAGAACCATTTACGTCAGAGGATAAACCTATATCTGTGCCTGGAGATAATTTACTATCTATCTGTATTCCTGTAACATGTCCGTAAACGCCTGTGACTCCATTAAATGAAATTCCGGATTCGCTTGAAAAGCTATTTAAAGAGCCCGCATTGGAAGGATCTTCTAGAGTAACAAAAGAATAAGGTATAGACTGCCAAGTTAAATCTCCCGTAGGACCTATCTTAATCCTACCAGTATCACTTTCCCAAGCCATCTCACCATAATACAAAACAGGATTGGCAACCACCCATTCGGAGTAAGTGCCTTTTCTGATTTGAAGTCTTGTATTAACCGGCATTATGTTTCTCCGTTTTTATTTCCGTTTAGTGCTAAGGTGTTCCACAATCGATAGTTGCATTATCTATCACATTATTAATAAAAGAGGTTAATCCAATAATTTCTGAAGCATTAGAAGAACCACCAGAACCACTAGAACTAAAAACTCCTGTAGTTATCTCTATAACATCTGCCGTAGTTGTTTCAAGCTCAACTATGCTAATTCCATCTCCGTGAGTTACAGCTGTACTTGTTTCTATTTCTAAAAGGTTGTTAGTATCTACAACTTCTACAGTAAAATCACTCATGGTTGACACTCCAGGGCTGTTCCAGACTTACTGTTTCTCTTAATAATAGTTACTGTCCCAAACATAATACGAACAGTATACTTTCCTCCTCCTCCAGCATAATGATCATAATCTGCTTGCAGCTCTAAATCATATTTAGCCGTATTAAAATCATAAGAATTAGTTGTGGAGGCAGGTAGTAAGAAATTGATTTTTCCTGCTGCTCCTATAATTTCAAATTTATAAGCACTCAAATCAACATTCTCTGTAGTAAAAATCTGAGTGGTATTGGAGCTTGTTTTCCAGGTCAATCTGGCGCACCAATTAGTAATATCTATAGGATCTCCATTGGCGTCTTTATAAACCAAAGACATCCTGAATGAAGTTCCTTGCTCTATCTTAAAGTCATAGTTACCAGCGCTCATATGGCATATCTTTCATCAAAAGGCCTGTGGATATAATAGTATACACCTTAGTATACCTATACTTCTACCGCAATAATCAATAAAAAAGCCGCCCCCAAAACAGAGGCGGCTTTCTATTAGTGATAAAGATATCGCCAGAAATTAGACAGCACCAAGAAGAACTCTTCTGTTGTCTAGAACAGCAAAACCAAGTTCTGCCCATCCGTAGAAGCCTGCTCTCTTTTGACGATGTAAGCTATCGTCTTCGAAGATTTGAACTTCTTGTCGAACTGGCATGATAAAGCTATCTCTCTTGCGTAGGTCCAGACCCACAACAATTTCAGATTTGCTACCAGGAACAGTTTGGTTTAAAGCGCTAGCGCCACCATAGAAGTTTTGGTATTCTTGGCCAACACCAAGCTCATCTCTGTCGTGGAGATTAACACCAAAGATTCTGTTAACAGCGCCATCAGCAGCTGTATAAATCTCTCTTCTAGTAACTTCATCAACAATATCGACACCCCAATTTCTGATGTCTTCCATAGCTTCTGGAGAGACATAGAGATCAGTAAGAGCGCCTCTATTAGCTGAAGAGCTGTTGCCGCCACCATTACGACGCATAACGGTTTTCATAAGGCTGACAAGTCTCTTGGTAAACTGATTAGCAGCAGCATCACTGTCAAAGACAACGATGTTACGGTCAACACCAGCAGCAAGAAGAGTATGCCATCCATCATCATTCATCTTCTTAACAAAGGAACCTTCGAGGACTTCCATAGCACGACCAACTACATCCCATCTAGCATCACGAGCATACTTTAAGAGGTAGTCAATTGAAGCTCCTACGTCATAAGTTGGAACCATGACGTAATCACTTTCGACGTGACGCTCTGGAATATATCCATGATTAGGAATAGTATAAGCAACGAAATCTCTTTCGGTGCCAGGTGCAAGGAAATCAAGAGGAAATTCAGGAGTAGCTCCAGGAGCTAGCTGAACTGACTCAAAAATATTGTCTAGAATGTTGCCACTCATAAGACCTTGTCTAAGTGGAAGCTCTAAAGCCTTTGCAAACTCTTTGTTTGCTGCTAAAGCAACTTCTCTGTCTGCTGATCCAGACTTGACCAGAAGATCTGTGATTTCTGGGGTTGGTTTGAAAGTATCTGCCATTATTTGTTCTCCCTTTGTTATGTTCAAGAAATGTTGATGTCTACTTTGACGAAACCATCGGCATCTGCGCCGCTTAAAAACTGACCTACTTTAGCATTTGTAGTAGTAACTGTAAGTTCTCCGCTATCAGCTAGGTGAGCAGCGTCACCAGCTTTAGGAGAGTCACCACTCTTAAGTTGGTCTGTAGTAACTTGACCTTGACGAAGAATAGTAACTTTACCACCCTTTTGTACTTCGTCTTTATACCAATTAATATGCTGTTTCGTGAGGTCATAATCTTTCACGTCGTTCAATAGAACACCAAGAGGCTTTCTACTAGTTGCTGTAGCAGCAACTTCAGCAAGTGCGCCAGCGTCATCCATAGATGCGCCAACATTACTATTTGCTGCGCCAGTAGCAGCAACAACAACAACACCTCGCTCAGCAACTGCATTCATGAAGAAAGAGATGTCTGTGTGAGATTCAATTCTATCTGGTTTAAGAGCCATGTGTATTTCTCCCTTTAAAAAGTTAGTTTTTTGTACTGAGTCTGGAATTAACAAAATCAACAAGAGCAGCGCGAGTGCTTTCTACTGAATCTTCAGCTTCTTCACCTACACTGAGATTTACTTCTTCTTCAACTTCGACACTATCAAGAATCTCAGCAGATGTTTCTTCTGATTCTTCTGCTTCTTGTTCTTCTGATGTAGCTTCAGTTTCTTCACTTCCGACCATTTTGCGTGGTGATTTACTTTCGGCTTCTTCGTCTTTATTTACCATCTTTTTCATTTTGTTTGGATCCATCGCCTCTTCTTTTTTAACAGGCTTCATACCAGCCAAAACTTCAGTCATGGCATCAAAAGTTTCATCGTCGAGTGATTCAAATTTCTCAAGAGTAGCTTCTGCGGAATCGGCATCGACTCCAGATTCTAACAATTGAGCTTTTCTTTTCATTAACTTCTCTTTTTTCTCCATCTCTTCTTCTTTCATCTTGTATTCAGCGATGATAGAATCAGAACTGGCCATAGATTCTGTTAATGATGCAATTTTTTCTTCGTGAGCTTTGATCGTTTCTTCATGAGAAGCGATAGTCTCTAAAGCGGTACTAAGTTCAGTATTCTTGGTTTCAGCATCTTCTGACTTAGCCTTTAACTCTTCATCAAGCTTAGAGATCTGATCAGCCTTGGCTTCAGAATCAGATTTGCTTGCAGTAAGAGCTTCGGATAATTCAGAGTACTGTTTTTCTAGATCTGAAGCGGTCTTATTGAAACTATCTTGGATAGATTCAGAAGACTTAGCAATGCTTTCAATCTGATCTTTAATTTCTGATACGTCTTTATCTAAGTTCATGGGTTCAACCTCCGAGTTAAAGCTTGACTTAAGTGTAGTTACACCTAATTCTGTAAAATTGTTAATATTTTTTAATTCGCTGTCTGTAGATTCTTTCTTCATTGTCAATATAACGCTTTCTGGATTGGCGGGTTTGGCCACAAATCCTTTACCGCTAAATACTATTTGTCTCAAAACTCTACCAATTTTGTAATCCTCATGTTCTCCAGTACCACCATATGCTCTAAGATGTTTAGTCAAATAAGCTGTAGTTTCATTACGGGGCAAAATCTCGTAAGCATTAGTCTGTTTGTTTAAAAGACCATAATCAAAGCCGCTAAACATACATTCCATACTAACGTATTTTTCGCCATTTTCAATCTCATGTATTAATTGTTCTGCTCTTAATTTTAATCTAGGATCTGAAAAAGCCCTATAAATTACTGAGCCAGTTAATATATGATACTTGTTAGGTAAGTTATCTTCAGGCGTGTCCTTATCAATCAACATACCTTCTGCAGTAATTGGCCAGTTAGAAATAATATGGCCAATGATTGTACTTTCATCATGTTCTAAATTAGTAGGTTTATCTTCTGGAGTATTTTTTGCTCTCCAAATTTCCTTTCCTTCGAAAATGTCATCATTTCTGTTCCAATTAGAAGTTACTAATATAGACTGAACATAATATAAATCTTCGTCTTTGTAAGATGCTAAAGTTTTGTATTCTTTCTCGGAAGATGAGAAGATGCTGTCCTTAGAACAAGGTACTGCCTGCGCAGCATAGGAAATAGACGCATTACTCTTAATAACGTCTGCTATGCCATCAGCAATTTCAACATCATAAATTTTTAGATTATTCATATTTTATCGTACCTTTTGTGGATATACGTGTTCATACACCAAAGAGTAAAAAGAAGATTTTATATATTTTAAGGATTCTGAAGTTAATTCTTTGCCTACTTGATGTCGGACATCTTTCAGCCAATCATTGAATTTTTTGTACATTTCAGTATTTTGTTTATTATTTATTTGTGCAAGTGTTGTCTGAACTAAGTCTTTGTTTATGTTGGATTCTGGCTTAACAGAGAATAATATCTGGGTTTTCAATTTATCTAATTCTTTATGTTCTGCCTTGGATAAGCTTCTCAAATTTTTCTTGCTATAAAAACTTAGCATAATTGGATTAATGATTTCCGCGATTTCATCTTGAGCTTCCGCTGCCCAGATTGTAATTTTTGCTCCAGTTTGAGGTTTGAAAGTTCTCTCTTTTCGTTTTTTTGTATCTTTAGATAATTTGGGTCTTCCTTCTCCCGGTACTCCAGGCAACGATTCTTTCGAATCGTTAGCCAACTTCGTTGATGGCTTTTTCGACTTTAATTCCATTGGCGTTGTCTCCGAGTCCAATTTCTCTGGTAAATCCAAACCTACTTGGGAAGGCGTAACAACACCTAATTGTAAAGATAGTTTCTTTAAAGCATTTTCAAATTGAGGGTCATGGAAAGGTCCTGATTTATCTATCATTCGTTTAGACTTTCTATCTCTGTTTTCTCTATTAAGTCTAATCTTTTCCATATCTGGATCAAAACCAAATTTGCTTTGTAGTAATTCATCACTAATTAGATTTCTATCAGCAAGCTGTATCAATAAAGCTTTTTCTGCGTCCTCGTTACTTAAATCCATTCTGTCAAATTCTATGGAGGCAGGAAATCTAAACCCCATAGCCTTCTGTACTGCGGCTATTTCTTGATCCCAAAAAGCACTCAGCATGTCTCTGCCATACTGTAGTCTTTGGGTCAGTGTTTTTAATGATATGAAATTATTAGTCGTTCCAGCCGCACCAAATGTTCCGGTTAGAGTAGGAGGAATGCCTAATCCAGCATAAATACTATTGAGATGAGGGGTATACTTGCCTTCCCCCAAGAAATTATGTACATTGGTTTTGCTTTCTAACAATTCAATATCTGGACCCCAAACGAGATCCATCGTTCCTCCGCCAACATTATTCCCTAAAATTTGTGCTAGTTTTGCTGTGGCAGCTTTTGTAGGAGCAATTTTATGTTCTAGACTACCTAGTTTGAAAATTCTGATATTTGATATGGCCCCATCAAGAGCTGCAATATCTGCAAGTTTTAATTTTTCAATCACTGTGATATCATCCATAATAGCATATATCATAGGATATGCCCATGTCTGCCAATCATCTTTTTTGTAGTGATAAACTAAAGTTTTCTCTGGATCCAAAGGATAGGGCTTCCTGCCTTTAGCTGCTTCAATAATCGCTGAAGGTAAATTATTTATAATATTTTTTTCATTATCGTTTTTTGGTGAATTAATAGTTTTCCTTATAGATGCAGGCAAACTCAATTCATAAAGTCTTTCGTGGACAAAAGAAGATAGTGAACCAGCAGACACTTCTACACATACGGGATCTATGAAAGTATATCTCCAAGGAATTTCTTTTCTCTCTATATTAATATCAGAAAGAGAATCAACCTTTAAGTCTGCAACACCGATAGCTTTATATAGACTCTTATTAACTTTAGTTGATATTTTACCTGTCTGCTTGTTAATTACTACATTTCCTGTTTTATATAAATTATTTAAAAATCTCTCTGATCTATCTTTACCAGCTACTTTCTTAAACCAGTTTCTATAGAATCTTTCAATTCTTTTGTTTTTATGTACTATCTTTATTCCTTGAACAGCAAAGTCTCCCATTAAATCAATAACGTTTTTTACCAAACCTACTCTTTGATAAATATCTTCTGCTTTTTTGATAATCCTTTTAACATGCTTCGGTACTGCTTCGTCCGGTCTGAAATAATCATAATCTGTTCTAGTAAGTCCTGGTCTACCACCAGTATTTCCATCAAGATTAGAAAAATCATTAAAGTATCTTCTGCTACCAGCTGCTTTGTTTATTCCTGTATATTCCTCTAAAGCCCCAGCTGAAGCTTTTAGTGCATCTTCCTGAGTATTGGGGTCACTATTCCAAAAAACATAAGCCTCATCAGGGGAAATAGAGGCATTTTGAATGGGATTACTGTCTTTGGGTTTTTCTGGCATTGTATTGCTTTTGTAATGGGATTGTAATGGGATTAATATCTTATACACTAATTATCTGTAAATTCCGGTATAAATGTCTCCATCATTTGCTCCGGAAGTGAACCAATCTGGACCTCTGTACATTTCTCCGTCTTTTGAGGCTCTACTACTTCTAAGATTGTCTCCAATAACATCATAAGATATAGGAGCTTCTTGTCTATGTATTTGTCTCGCTAACATATTTGCTATAACTAAAGAACTATATCTATCTTTACGTAATCTACCTCGTTTACCTCCCTGCATCTTAACTTCAGGGGTATCCCATCTATCTCTAGCGTTTGGTCCTGTGCTAGTTTGAGTCATTACAATAGTAGTTAATTCGTTCTTAAGCTCCTCTATATCCATGATACAATCTCCTAGACTGTCATAGATATTCGTATTATCGGATTCTAAAATATCTTTTCCTTCCTCTAACATAGACAGACCTATGCTTAAATCATCAAATCTTGGAAATAGCAGCAGTTTATCTTCTAGATCTTTTCGTAATCCGTGATTAGCTTGTGCTGTCCAATCAGCCTTAGCAAACTGTACTAGTTCGAGAATATGTAATCCTGCTTTGCCGTCCGTGTCTTTAGCCTTATTAGGATTTATAGCTGGCCATATAGGAACCTCTCCTTCTTGCAATTTAGAAGGATCATGTAAAGCTTCTTCTATAGCCACACCTCCTCCTTGAGCGTCTAGACCTATTCGTGCGCAAGGGAAAATCTTCATCAAGTCTCTGATCTTTCTAGCGCAAAATCCATAGAAGTCATGTTCATTGACTAAGCCTGTTTTTTGTCTGTCTTGAAAATTAGATCTGTTTGTAGTCCAAACATGCACAACTCTACTATGGTCTGGATGTAATTCTAAAATCACTATACAAAAATTATCTTTTTCTGAAGCTGGGTCAATGCCGTAAATATATTGTAAATTAGGATCTCCTTTTACTTTGGCTTCAAAAATAATTTCTTTTTCTCCAATTTTAATTGGACTACCAGTTCCTGTCACACAGCTTTCAATAAGGCTTCTCCTGAAAAAACCTTCGCTATCATTTATAAAACACGCAGCATATTCCATGTTGTATATACCCGTATGTATTGTGGCTTTAGCTCTAGACACTTGTTTGTCGTCCATAAATCCTTTAGGAATTAATTCATAAGGTATTCTGATAACGCTATAATCTTTCCAGTTAAAGTTTTCTGGGATCTCTCCTTGGAATATCTCTTGTAGTTTATTGGTATCTCCTTTACTCTCTATAATTGTTTTGTATCTTTTCCAGTACTGAGCAAAGTGTTTAAATCCGTAATCAGCTGTACCTGATATAATAGCTTGATTGCTTTGTTTGCTAATTAAGTCCTCAAGTTGCTCACTCCATAATCCAGCATCTTGCATGGCTTTCTTGCGGGCCTGTTCTTTAACATTCTCGATAGGACTAGCGCTAACTGCAGCAAAACCAGCAACAACCGTTTCGTATATATCTGGAGATATAGAAGCAAATTCATCAGCGATAATAATGTGTGCTCTCAAACCTCTAATTTTACTTCCGTCACCCATAGGAATAGCTATTGTCCAACTATCACCTAATCTCATAGTACATCTATCTACATCTCTACGAGGACCATCATTATTGCCACTAAAGATACTTCTAAGTACAGGGCTATTTTTCCATATATTTTCCATGTATTCAAATATAATTTTACTCTGTCTAAAAGCAGCACCTACTACAACTATCTTAGTCCCCGGAACAAAAGTGCATTTTAATATACAATACAAGCTCATTAGAAAAGATTTACCAAAACCACGACTCGCTATAAACATAGGGAAAGGTCTGTTCCAAAATTCTTGTAAAATAACCATTTGTATCGGATGTAGCTCTATATCAAAAAGCATTTTAACTGTAGCTCCGATATAGTCTGTATCTCTCATGAGCTTCATGAGGTGTAAATCAGGACTCTCTATATCTTGTTTGGATCTATGAATCATAGGATTCTTTAAATCTAAATCAGATAAGTCTCCTAATCCTAGCCAAGCATTGTCATAATTAACCATTGTTAGATTCCTTGGCAATATGATAGTACATTCTTTTGAAAATCATACTAGCTAGTTTACTAGCACTAGCATCATCACCACAAAAGATAACGTTGATATTGTGCTTGAGTTCTAAATCTAATATATTTTTCATTATAAAAGCTGGAGATATTCTGATTTTACTCCACATCCTTTTAGGAACGTTAGATCCTTGCGGATATCTAAGAACATCATTTAAGTCAAATTCTAGTAATACGAAAGGGTATTTAATCTCTTTTAGTCTGTCTATAACATCTTTAAATCTAGACTCTGTAATATTATTGGCTACTTCGCTAACAGACTTTTTCCTTTCGATGCAGATAATATCTTCTAAACCTTCTATAGAATAATCTCCCGTATCCAATTTAGCTATACTGGTACTGTAGTCTTCAAAAGACCAAGGCTGCTGTTCTCTGGTGTCAATAATAATTCTAAAGTCTTCATTCTTCATTATGTACTTACTGCTTAAGAATCTTTAGTCGCTTTAAGTTTTCTAGATTTATAGATAGCTCTCTGCACCATAGACTTTGCGACAAACTCTACGTAAGGAAGTTTGCGTTTGGTACTTTCTTCTTTTAACCAAGATAATATTGTATCCATATTTTCCTCGCACCAATCTGGGCCTTTATCGTTCATTTCAATGGCATGTTTACGACAACTACAATTAGAAGAAGACTTAATACCTATGGTTTTAATCATATTGGTTAAGATACTTCCTGGACCATCAGGATCTTGCTCTAAAGTTTTAGGAAATTGATTATTAAGAGTTTTTTCAACATCTTCTCCCAGAAGCATTAACAGTTTATATTGTAAAATTTCATGAGTAATTTCTCCATTTAGTGCCTTATATTCATCTCCTTTTATAACAACAAATTGGCCTGGAACATTGGCAAAAGTTGCTACAATAGTTTTCTGAGAGGGCTGATCATGATATACTACATCCAACTCACTAGTAACAATAGCTTCTGGAGTAATAACCTTTTCTCCTTCTGTATACGGAGGAGGCTGAATGGTCAATTCCTTTTCTAATTTAATCATTTCTTTTTCCCTTTGTTTTTCTGAGAATCCTGTAATAATATTTTTAAAAACGCTGTACTATATTGATCTTCCATTCCTCTTATCATATCGTGATGCTGCTTGCAAAGTGTTATTCCATTATTTATCTCGTATCTCAAGTGAGGAAAGTCCGACCAAGTTTTAATATGATGTGCATTTATCTTATAGCGCGATTTACAATTAGGCCATCTACAACAGAATTTATCTCTCTTGTAAACGTCTTTTCTCCATTTTTTATAAACCGGGTCATTAAAGTTTCTTTTCATTTTTAAATGCTTCCAAATCACTATACACCATATTGGCCACTAACTTCTTAAAATCATACTGCGGCTGCCAACCAAGAGTCTCTTTAGCTTTAGTAGAATCTCCTTTCAGAAATTCTACCTCGCAAGGCCTGTAAAAGGCGGGATCAATCATTATATAGTCATTATAATCCAGATCGAATAATTGAAAAGCCTCTTTTAAGAAATCTTTGACACTGTGGGTTTTTCCTGTTGCGATGACATAATCATCGGGTTTGTCGTGATTTAGTATCATATGCATAGATTTCACATAATCCTCAGCATGACCCCAATCCCTGTAAGCGTTAATATTACCTAGTCTTAATTTTTCGTCTTTATTAATAAGGCCATTAATCAATTTTGATAAATATATAGTGATTTTTCTTGTGACAAAATTGGATCCTCTGCGAGGACTTTCGTGATTAAATAGTATACCGCTACAACCAAACAAGTCGTAAGAGTGTCTATAGATATGCACCATGTGATGCGAGCATAATTTAGAACACGCATATGGGCTCTGCGGAAGCATAGGTGTTTGCTCATTTTGATATTTCCCCCCTTCTGCATCAACCAAATAATTTCGCCCAAACATCTCACTTGTGCTAGCTTGGTAGAATCTAGTGTGTGGAGAATGCAATCTAATAGATTCTAAGACATTTGTGACACCTACGGCATTTATTTCAAACGTAGTTGTAGGCTGTTTAAAACTGGTTCCTACATGACTCTGTGCAGCTAGATTATAAAACTCATCAGGCTGATACTCTTTTAGTGTGGAACCACAATCTGAAGGATCTGTCAAATCGAACTCATTAAGAATAAAATTGGTATGCTGCAAAAAAGAACCTATCCTGCTAGTATTATTATTGCTAGATCTTCTGTGTAGACCTACTACCCTGTATCCTAGTTCTAGTAGATACTCTGCCAGATATGATCCGTCTTGTCCTGTAATCCCGCTTACTAAAGCTGTTTTCATAATATTATTCCTGGTTTTCTGGTAATAGAAACGGCTGGTCTACTCCCTTGTCTTCATAGGTGTGTAAACGTGACAACTTCTCTTTAAAGCCTTTGGATGCCATATTAAGAATTTCCATTTCTTTGCCTTGCTTTTCTCTTAGCTGTTCATCTTCTAACATACGTATTAATCCTACCCAACTACTCTTTCCATCTTCAATCCTTTTGATTCTCTGTTCCCTAGTAGCTTTTAGGTCTTTACTTATCTTTTGTTGTTCGGACAATAATTTGGTATATTCATTAGTATAGTTAGCAATGCTGTTTCTTGCAAAACTCAACTGGGTTTCTAAATTGGCCAACTTGTTAAGATCTCTATCTGCCTCTTTCAATTCATACTCAGCATCTACTTGTCTCTGTAGTTTCTCAGTTTCACTAATATGGCGTTTGCGTTCTTTCATACTCCTATTAATAAGGATGTCTATGGTGATAAATTGTTTTATTTGTAATTCTTCTGCAGGAAGTACGTCTTCCCTGAACTGTTTGATAAGACCAATCCATGTATTTTCAAAATATGATAGTTCACCAGTGGTTTCGTCAAACTGTTTTACTATTTCACTCCAGAAGGTTTTACTATGTAGTTTAGATCTAAGGAACTCTATCTGTTTATCGTATTCTCCTGAGAGTAAGCGGTTTTTATCTATATATTTTTTAATAGGGCCAGTTGTACGGTTTAGGTGGGAAGATATGTCTTCTATAGATAATTCGTCTATATTATCCTTTATGTACTGTTCTTCCTCTAGGCTTAATTGGCCTCTTTTTTTAGGGATTTTTGATTTAGACATTTAAAGTTCTCTATAAGGGATTCAATATACTTCTGTAATTTAACTACTTCAGATTTAGGTACTTTGGCTCCATGTTTAAGTTTAAGGTAGGCTTCTCTATGTTGGGATTCTACATTTTCGTCTAGAAATTCTATAATCTCTTTATTTTCTAGGTTTTGCAGGAATGAGTCCTTTGCGAGGGAAGATGTAATATTCTGATTTTCAGATATATACTGTGGTTGCATTATGTTCTTCTTGGCGTCATTACGATTAAACCAAGAGGCATATAGTTCACAGTTTAGTTTATCTTTGTGTTCTAGGCATTGATTATCAGATTTAGCATAATGCTTATCGAATAATGGACAAGATTGACAGGGTTTATCTGGACGTTGATAATTATTACGCTTGTAATTAAATAGACGATTTCTAACGTGTGTCCAAAGAAAGTTCTCTAAAGGTCTGCCTTTATCGTAATTTTGCAAGCCTTCTATAGCGAATATAGCTGCTTGCTGTTTCATGTCTTCTATTTCGTGATATCCAAATTTGAATTTTATGGCCAATCTTTTTGTGATATTTTCGAGTGCTTCCAGAAACTCTTTCTCGCAGACACCATTTAAGTAAGAATCTTTATTGTGTTTTTTCTCTTTCGTGAGAGATTGATTCTTGGTCGGATTCTTCTGTGTCTTCTTGGGAGCTTTCTGTTTGTTCCTCGTTATCTTCGTCTGTTTCGTTGCTTTTGTTTTTTTGGTCATTTAGTAGTTCATTTATGGATGCGGTGGATTTAGCTTCCAAATCTAGTGATACATCTAAGTCTTTGGAGGCCTTTGTATGTAGTACTGTTTCTACTGGTGTGCCTTCAAATGGTTGCATTTTTTCTCCTTGCTCAAAGTGATCAATTATTTATTATAGTAACATGTAACTTAAAGTCGTCAATATAATTTACACGAAAAGGATAAAACATGGCTACTTATAAAAAATGGCAAAATTCTGAACTAGAGTTTATTAGACAAAATAAGGACTCCATGAGCGATGTGGAACTAGCAGGTAAATTAACACAAATATCTAATAGTAATGTAACTACAAGCATGATTAGGAGACAAAGGAGAAAATTAGGGATTGTTAAGCCAAAAGGCAGAAGAAAGCAATTTATCTCTATTTCAGATAGTCAGGGCACACCTGTTAGTCAAGATAGTCCTAATCTAGATCCATAA